TACTGGTCAAAGCAAATTTGAAATTAGTGGAACAACAGGAACGGGTACAGCAGGTTTGAGAATCCTCGGATTGTATAACGAACCAAAAAATGCCTACGGTACTAATGGCGTGTTAGAAGCAGTTATATGGGAACATGAACTGATCGGACATGATCAAGGTACAGCAGGCGTATAAGGAATAGGAGAATAAAATGGCAATATCAAGAAGCCAACTCGTTAAGGAGTTGGAACCGGGTCTCCACGCCTTATTTGGAATGGAGTACAAACGATGGGAACGTGAACACGCTGAAATATTCACAGAAGAAAGCTCAGACAGAGCCTTTGAAGAGGAAACTCTACTTACAGGTTTTGGAGCTGCACCAACTAAAGCAGAAGGTGGATCTGTTGAATATGACACTGCTTCAGAGCAATGGACTGCACGATATGTGCATGAAACTATCGCCCTAGCATTTTCAGTTACTGAAGAAGCTGTGGAAGATAATCTTTATGACACATTATCTAAAAGGTACACTGCTGCTCTAGCACGTTCAATGGCTTATACTAAACAAGTAAAAGCTGCGAATGTTCTTAACAATGGATTTAGCTCAAGCTATACAGGTGGAGATGCGAAAGCATTAATGACTACAGACCACCCAACACTTGAAGCTGGAGACCTTGCTAACGAACCTTCAACTGCTGCTGACTTATCTGAAACTTCACTAGAATCAGCAATCATTTCGATTGGTGGTTTTGTGGATGACAGAAATGTACCAGTTGCAGTTAATGCAAGTAAGCTAATCATACCAAAAGATTTAGCTTTTACAGCACAAAGAATCTTAAAATCAGAATTAAGAGTAGGAACTGCTGATAATGACACTAATGCAATGAGACAGATGAATATCCTTCCAAAAGGATATGCGGTAAATCATTACCTCACTGATACAGATGCATGGTTCATTCTTACAGATATGACTAACTCTGGTTTAAAAATGTTTCAAAGAAGACCTTTAAAAACTTCTATGGAACCGGATTTTGAATCTGGAAATATGCGTTTCAAAGCGTCTGAAAGATATTCTTTTGGATGGTCTGACTGGAGAGCCGTATTCGGTTCACCGGGTGCGTAATAAAGTACAAAACTAGGGGGGATTTTCCCCCCTTTTTATATCTAGGATTAATTAATTATACCAACTGTCCTAGCAGACAATCGTAGAAGCGATGGTATAATTTAACTACGGAGAATTAAAATGGCTAATACAACTTTTAGTGGTGCAGTCAGATCAAAAACAGGATTTAAAGTAATTAACGAAAATTCTACTACTGGTGCAATCACAGAAACAGGAGTTAATATTAACTCAACTGGACAATTATGTGCATTTGGAACTAGAAAATTTCAATCTTTTGCAGGAACTTTAGCATCAACAGATGCTGCAACTACAGCTTATGGCGATGGTGATGTTCTTGTGGAATTAGGAACTTTAAACACTGATGCACCAGACGACTTAGTAACCCCTTCTAAATTTTTTATTCACAGAGCCTTAATTGGTATTACTACAGCAGCAGGACAAACTCTTGTTGGTGGTTTATCTTTAAGTGCTACAAGTGGTACAGCTACTAACTCTGCTGTTTCATCTGGAACAGAAATTGTTGGAGCAGGTGTTACTTCATTTAACGAACAGTTAAGTGCTACACAATCTATTACTGAGGTTGATGTTAACTTGAATAACACAGCAGGTAATTATCACATATTCGTTCCAAACGTAACGGCGGCTATAGCTAGTAAGTACTTATATGCATTTGCTACTACAGCAGTCAATGCTGATATTACAGCAGGTAGATTTACAGTGGAATTGGAATATTCAGTATATTAACAATAATGGCTAGGGTGTAAAAGCCCTAGCCTTTTTTTTATAAAAGGAATAAAATATGGATATAAAATCAGCAAATATTACAACTGCCACTACAACAACTGTTTTCAATGGCCCCGGAAGAATAGTAGGAGTTTCATGGGTGCAACCTTACAATGTTGCGGCAGGAACTATTACTTTATTGGATGGTTCTACAACTTTGGCAGTTATTGATGTACCAAGAACTAATGATTCTGATGCTGGAGATAGTAAATCAGTAGCAGGATCTATAATGTTTCCGGGTGCATTTAGATGTGAATCAAGTATTAAATGTACGAATGCTGTAACTACACATGTGACAGTTTATTACAATTAGGATAAGATATGGCAACTTCTGGAACTAAAACATCTACTTTATATGTTGATGAAATTATCGATGAGGCTTTATCTCGTATAGGCAATGAGCCTACTACAGGGAAAGAAGCAAGTAGTGCAAGAAGAACTCTTAATATAATGATGCGTGAATGGGCAAACAGAGGTATTCAACTATGGACAATAGATGAAACAACTCAAACTGTTACTGAAGGCACAGCAAATTATACATTAGATTCTTATACTTTAGATATACTAGAAGCTGTCATATCAAGAACAGAAAACAGTCAACGAACTGATTTTCAAATGGATAGAATAAACAGAGAAGATTACTTAAATATTCCTGTTAAAGCAACTAAAGGAAGACCTTCACAGTTTTTCTTAGATATGCAAAGAGCATCACCTGTAGTATATTTATATCCAACACCAGATAATTCTACAGACGTTTTTCGTTATAGTAGAAGAAATAGAATAGAAGATATTACTGCTTCTACAGAAAGTATAGATATACCAGATAGTTTTTTACCATGTGCAGTTAGTGGTCTTGCATTTTATATGGCACAAAAAAGACCACAAATAGATATTAATAGAAGACAAGAATTAAAATTACAATACGAAGAAGAGTTTAAAAGAGCCATAGATGATGGCAGAGAAAAAGTTGATTTAAAAATTTATCCTAAATTAGCGAGGGCTTAATGGATAATGTAAAAAAATGTAAATTAGACAGTGAAAAATGCATTAATTGTGCGTGTTTTTGTGATGATTGTGAATGTACATCTGATAATGGTTGTCCTAAATGCAATTGTTATGAATCAGAGGACAAATAATGGCATTTGCAAAAGGTAAATATGCTAAAGCTGTATCAGATAGAAGTGGTTTTGCATATCCATACAATGAAATGGTTAAAGAGTGGAATGGTTCTTTAGTACATAAATCAGAATTTGAGCCTAAACATCCTCAATTAGAACCAAAAAAACATGCAGTTGATGCAACTGCATTAAAAGATGCTAGTCCACAAGTAAAATTGTATGGTTCTGATCAATTATATAATGGATCTGTTAATACATTACAACAAAGATTAGGTATTACTGCTGCAGACAAAAGAATAAGAGGTAGTTTTACTTTAGCGACAGGCAATACATTAGTTACAGCATTGACATCTAGTGCAAGTTTAGGTAGTGTATCGATTAGTGTCTCATAAAGTAAAATTATTTGTAGCAACACCAGCTTATGGTGGATGGTTGTGTGAAGATTACTTCCATTCTATGTTAGAATTACAAACTTTTTGTAATCAAGAACAGATTCCTTTTCGTATACAAACACTTGGAATGGAATCTTTAGTTACTAGAGCAAGAAATACGTTAGTAGCAAACTTTTTAGATGATGAAGATGCTACACACTTGTTGTTTGTTGATGCTGACATAGGATTTAAACCTCAAATTGTCAAAAGAATGTTAGATTTTGATCATGAGGTAGTTTGTGCACCATATCCAATGAAATTAATTAATTGGAGTGCTATTCCACAGCTAGTAAAAGATGATTTAGACTATAAAACACTAAGTTTACCTTATGTTTTAAATTTTGCAGATAAAGATAACGTACAAGTTAAACAAGGTTTCGCAAAAGTATTAGATGCGGCTACTGGATTTCTTTTAATAAAGAAAGAATGTCTTTTAAAAATGATAAAAGAGTATCCAGAGTTACATTACAATACAGATCAAATATTAAATGGCAAAGAATATGATTCAAAGAACACTTATTTGTTTTTTGATACAATGAAGGATGAAGATGGAAGGTATTTATCAGAAGATTACGCTTTCTCAAGAAGATGGCAAAAAATCGGAGGAGAAATCTGGGCAGACCTTTCCTCAGAACTCATCCACTACGGACAATACAAGTTTCAAGGACAACTCTGGAAACATTTCGACAAAAAAAAGTCGTAAAGACGTAACTGTAAAAGTTACAGGAATAGAATCAAAAATATTTAGAGGAGATTTAAATGGCTAATGCTACAGTTACACCTATAAAATCAACAGTAGTAATAAAAAACCCTAAAAAAGGTTTTATAAGAAAATTATCTCCAGAAGCAGTAAAAAAATATGAAGAAAGAGAACAACGTCTTATTAAAGAAGGCAAAAGGAGTAAATAATGGCAGATGATGCTTCAATAACACTTACAGCAACTGTATTACCAGATGAAATAGCCAAAACTATTTCTGGTAGTGTAAGTA